CTGAGGAACTCCAAATACATGAAGTCGTATGCCGCTTAACAACGGTGTAACCAGATCCACGTGGGGAAACCCCGACGGATGGAACACCATACAAAGCGCACGCCAGCTGAATCCGACCATCTGATGGTGGGATAACCCGGTTACGAGTAATTCGTGCCAGGTAGCTGACTCTGAATGACCACCCTTTCCGACATTTAAAAGATGGCTTATACTCACAGGCAATAACCTGGTCGTTTAAGCTATCCATACTTAACTGTCCAAAAGGCACCTCTATTGAGCGAAAGGTGCAGCGGCTACTGCCAAACGAAGCAGGGCCAAAACATCGTAGCTCATAGGGGATCGTTCTAACGACCATGTCCCAGATACGCTTGAAACGCTTATCGCAAAGGCTATTATGCCCAAGATTATAAGCAATCTCGCGTATCCGGTTAGCGATCGTGTACGACGCTTCCGTGACATTACGTGATACCTCCTTAATAAAAGTAGGGCGGACAGGCACTCCGGAGAAGAAATCAAAGCCGCATGATTCCCGAAAGGGACCATCGACGAAGGTTTTATCCGGATTAGTGTCGAATCCACACTCTTTAAGTAGGTCGATTACGCAATGTGAAAGATGCGTCGGAACTATGATATCATCACCAAATACCGAGATGATGTCTTCCTTTTGACCTCGTTCAAGCTTTACAGCATGACAGAGGGATAAGAAGATAAGAGTCTCGAGCTCAAAAGTGAAACCGTTTCCCATACTGGAAAACTTCTCACATTTGAGCCACTCGCCGTTGATACGCGTTTTATGCGACCTGATCCGGTTCAGAAAATCGAACCAATCAGGAGGCAATAATTCACGTACCAACTCGATTGAGATGGTATCTGATGCAGACGAGAGGTCGATGGTCGCGAATGATCCATCGATAGACCCCATTCTGGCATATTCTTTATGCAATAGTGGTAGGTGATTAAGATCCCAGCCCGCCCTTTTAAGGCGTTTTCGGATAAAATTACCAGCCCCTTTTTGCGTAAGAATATTACCATGGGGTTCCACGCAGATTCCACGTCTACTCCGACTGTCCTTCGGGACAGTGGTAAAAGTGTTACCTGCAACAAGTGGAATACTCTCGGTGTTAATTGGTTCGAAGTAAGTGTCGGATATTCCGCAACTCACAGCGTAAGCTGGAAGTAAAACGCGGATACTTTCGACCACTAGACTACGAGCCAAGAGTGTGCACTCAGGTTGTGTACTAAGTTTGTGAACAATAGTTGCCTCAAACCCCCTACACGCAGACGATGCGCCTGGGCCAAAGTCAGGTTCAATGATAGTTGGGACCGACCCAAGGATTCGCTGTATAAAATTCTTAGCCGAGTAGAGATACCCGGCAAGGTTGGTTAAACCAACATACTTGCGTCCTCGGAGATAGTCGTTCGTATCCTTGCACTTAGCTTCCGCCCTAAAGTACTTCTCAACGGCAATAGCCTCTAAATCGACGGTCGAACCAATTGCTGGATTCTTCCGAAACGATGCGATGACTTGCGCGTCTGATAGGTACATGTAGGCTTCTAGGTAGTCTGAAGGTCGGGCCTCCAAAGATAGCATCTGATCAATCTCATTATATTTAAGGAGAATTGACGCAGATAATGCCTTAGGTGTTCCGATGGCTTCAAAGATACCCTGAAGATACGTTTTAGTTGGGATCAGCTCTTGCTGAACCGGTTTAGATTTGATCATAAACTTCTCAACTAGTCTCGAATTTTAGGAAATTAATACTGCGGAGCAGTATTAACAACTAGATCTGTAGCTGTCGCAGAAGCGAGGAAATTTTTAGCGTAAGCCAAAATATCCTTACGATTCTGGATAGTACAGGCGTCAGGTAATGTAAACTCTATGAACACTGGGCATGTAAATGCAACAGTGGGAGAGGGTTGAATACCTGAAGCAGTCGAGGGCGCAGTAACTGCAAGTGTAGGGTCATAAATAGCTATCTTCACCTTAACAGATTTAGATGCGGCATTACGTCGCACCAAAGCTGTTAAACGGCGATAGCCATTAAGGGTCGGGCTTGACTTCTCCCACCATTCGGCAGGATCAGTCACGCCATTTTGACCTCGTTGAGGTTCAAACGTTTTGTTTGCTGGAGCAGCTTGGCCGTCCGCGAGTACAACATTAGCAATTTGCATAATTACCTCTTCCTGAATGCTTCAGCCAGCAAGGCTATAGCATTAAGGCCATGGGTGATTGACACCGGGTTTTTAAACTTCGGCAACGGAGGACTACCAGGATTGCCTAACGTTCTATTTTTAGAACGATAGTGCAAAACGTTAGTACTAGGGCTGAAGGACGAATAATCCGACGGAGGATTCTTACCGAGGAGACGTTGGATACGCATGTCATATGACCGCGTTTTCGTAACGGATCCATCGGAAACAATCAAACCGGCAGTTGCTGTTTGTGCTTCAAGGTATCCACCAATAGGTATGAACCAGTCAACAACAAACGAGTAAGGTAAAAGTTCCCAGGCTAGGAGTGCCGGGTTCAATAAACCTAGTTGCCCCATATTTGATATAGGGCGAT